TTTCTGAATCAGTTGGGCGGTCTTGACTTTCGTCATGCCAGATAATTGCACCAAGATTATTCCCAGTAACGGTCCATTCTGCGTGAGGTCGCAAAGAAGACAAAGCCTCTGGTATGTAATAATTCATGCTCCCACCTCTATGAGGGTGATTGTTGATCTTGCAATATCCGCACCGTCATTTCTCTGAAATTTCAGGGTGCCCGATTGGTCTGTCAAAAATGCCTGAACTTTGTAAACACAAGCTGAGGTACTGGAGGGGCTATCGAGGACACTGAGAAAGTGGTTGCCCGACTGATTTTCAGGGTGAGATATTCCGCTGTAAATATACTTATCCGTTGCGGTAGTTGAGATCGTTCTCACGATTTTACATTCCGCCACCGCCGAACCTCCGTTCGAGTTCAATGAGAGACTGCACAAAGCCAATATTTTTGAGCTTGTAGCGGCGGGAGTTATAGTGCCCGTCAGCCCAGTATCCACATAACTGGAAGAGGTTGTGGAAACTTCTGTTGTCGTGGTGGCCTCGACGACCTGTAGTATTTTACCGCCGCCAGCAGCAGCCCACGAATTATCTCCTCGTAAAAAGGTACTAGAGGAAGCTGTTCCCGTCGCGCTTAATTGAGCAACTCCTACGGCATCATCAGCCATTAAAGCTGCTGTGATCGCATCATCAGCTATTGCAGCCGTGACAACAGCATCGTCAGCTATAAGTGCAGAGGTGATGGCATCATCTGCAATAGCAGCACTCACTACCGCATCATCCGCTATCAAGGCAGAGGTTATTGCGTCATCAGCTATAGAAGCGGTTACTACTGCGTCGTCTGCTATTTTGGCAGAAGTGATAGCATCATCCGCTATACCCGCCGTTGCTAGTTGACCCCATTTTACTCCAAGTGTTTCGCTACTATCAGCGGTTAGTAAGTAAGTGTTAGTTCCCACTGCCAGAGCTTGTGGATCGGTAGCGCCATCACCTACAACTATTGCACCTTTGGCAAGTGCTGACATTGCTGTAACAGCAGAGGTTCCAGAACCTAGAAGTATACCGCCATCGGTCAGGGTGCTTGCTCCTGTACCACCATCTGCTACTGGTACATCAGTACCGCCAGCCCGATATAGCTCGTTACCTTCAACTGTTAAGTTACCTGCACTGGCTCGTGCCAAGGTTGTGTCAGAAGCAGCCCCTACGTTCACAGCGGTAAACTGAGGGCTATCGCCTGTACCCACTCCCAAGGCTGTGGCAGCAGCAGCGGCTGTGGTAGCTCCTGTACCGCCTTTGTTTACAGGAATGGTTCCTGTGGAGACTGTAACAGCCCCAGTAGAAGTGTCTACAGCTATTGGTGTAGTTGCGGTTATAGATGCTACACCAGATACAGCAGCGGCTAGAGTAGACTTCTGAATTTTATGCGTAGTGCCAGCACTGATGTCAACTATGGGTATAACGTCATCATCAGCAAGGTCAACGCCTGTTAGTTCTGTTAGTTCTGTGATCTTCTTATTTGTAGCCACAGCTTATTATCCCTCTAGCCAAGTCACGTTCACTGTTGCGGTTCCTGATGCAGTAATTGCTGCAACCTTGTCACCTTCTACCACTGTAAATATTTCAGGACCACCTGCGTTCATCTGCACAGAACCAGCCACAGTTGCTGTAGGGGTAGCGCCTTGACCACCTTTGATCTCTACATACGCTAGTGCGCTAGAGGAGATTCGTGCTTTTGTCACTTGTGCTGGACAAGCTCCTGTACGGGTAGCTCCTGACGTTGTAGTAGCCGCCAAGTTCTCGCTTGAGTTTACTCTATAGTAATTGTTTTGTCGTGCCATGTTTAGTTACCTCAGTTAGCTTTAACATTTTCCCCGGAAGACATTTCAAACCCTAGTTCAATGCCCTTTAGTTTCAACTCTTCTCTCTTGAGAGCCATAGTATGTTCTATCTCTGCTCTCTCCAGTTCCAGTTTTGCTGCTTTAATTTCTGCCTCTTTAACCTTAACCTGAGCCTCCACCTGTGATGCCTGAGCTTCCATCATTAAGGCTTGTGCCTGTGCTTGCATTGCCTGTTCCTGCACGTTAGGTTCTGGAGGTTCTTCAGAAGGTGGGCTTATAAATTTATCTACATTTTTAATACCCATCTCATCGGCAATTTCACGCATAAGATTATAGATGTTATCAGGGTTGATAATTCCTTCGGTCTGTTGAGCTACCTTCTCTACTAGTTGAGCGTAAGTAGACAGGTTGTTCATACGGATGTCCTGATCTCCGTAACCTATTCCTACTTCTATATTTACATCTAGGTCTTCTCTCCAACTTGACGGGTCAATTTCAAAATATTGATTCTGCACCCGTACTATCTTCTTCCTGTTTTCATATCTTTGAATCAGGTTGTATACAGATTTGAAAATGTTACGCACACCTGTATCGGCAAATATACGGGCTATTAGTTCTATACGGCCTTGAGCATTGTTCAGAGCCCCTGTAATAGCTCCTGTGGTTACATGGGACTTTAGTACATCTGCTGGTAAACCTTGCGTAGTTGGGTTAACTCCTGTGCGACCTGATTTGATATTGTCCCAGTATTCCAGCATTTCAAAGCTGTAGTTTTGCAAGGCTGGTGTTTGTATGGGCTGTAGAGCCTGTGGGGAACGGGTACGAACTATACCGCCGGGTCTGTTGGTCAGTAAGTCATCTATGTTGACCTGACCTTCTACAACTTGGAACCTGCCGTTGTTGGCTAGGTACATATTATCCAGAAGATTTCTAGTCAGGGTAGAACGTATTAGCTGGATGTCCTGTACTGTTTCTGCTACAGACAGTCCGTAAAACTTATGAGGTATTGGTATTGGGCAGACTGTGCTAAACGGTTTGTAATCTATTGGCTCACACTCTAAGACTTCGCTACCAGCGTGAGTAACCTTGTAGAATACACTTACATCACCTTCTTCGGAATCCAAGTTTAGGTAAGATTCAAATACCTCTACTAGCTCTTCCGAATCTCCACGGTTCTCCGCTGTGTAGGTATCTGTAGAGTCGTATGAGTGTCTTGCTGTGTATTCTTCGCTTGTAGATATACCGTCTACAGATGTACTTGACGCTAGTTCTTCTACTATTTCCGGGTCAAAGCCCATTGCTATTAAATCGTTGCGAGACTTGTGCGACCTGTGGCAGATAAAGGTAGCGTCTTCTACAGTCTTGGCTCCAGCGTTGATTAGGAACTCTTCAGGCGGTACGTTCTCTATGGTAACTTTACCATCTACGCTTCTACGCAAGAAGACCGCATCGTGAGTACGCTCTTCCATTTCTACCATTTGTCCTGTCATTGGGTCAGGGACAGGGACCATTTTAGTCATTTCCGTGTGCTGATCTAGCTCTAGGTTCTCGTCCTGTTCTAGCAGCCTAAACTCGTTATCGCTCAAGTTTTCGTAATCTTCGGAAGTGACCTTTTCTTTTTCTTCCCAATAGTGCTTGACAATTCCTACTTTATTTATTAGAGCGTCTAGGAACAAATTATACAGGATCATAAAACCATTGTTCTGTTTGTGGAACACATGGTTTACATACTTGGTAGCTTGTTCTGCTACCTCCTCATCTTCTGGCCCTTCTGGTTCAAATCTTACAGCCCTGTCTCCAGCGGTGAATACTCGCATCAGAGATGGCATCATCCACATGATTGTATCCTGAACATCGGTTACAACCACTTGAGAACGTCCGTCCTCCTCGTTACCGAAAGGTTCGCCATAGAAATACTCCATAGCTTTCTCTCGCTGTGCGCTGATTTCGGAGTCCTGAAAGCCAGAACTTGAATTTATCTCGCCCTCTATGAGGGCTATAATTTCTCTATCGTCAAGCTCAATAGCCATAGACTAGTAATCCACTGGGGAACGGGGAGTTATAGCACCACTAGCTTTAGGATTCTTAGACCTAGAAAATGGGTGATTTCTACCTATCTTTTTATTAACAGTTTTGGCTAAACTTCCTACAACTTTAACATCGTCATTAGCCAATAGTGTAACTAATCTATTAGATAGTTTTCCCATTGTAGACTGCTCGTTATCGAAAAAGGTCTTAAATAGTCGGTTTTTTGCTTTTAGTTCTTGTGTAGCCTTTGTATCCTCTTCCCCAGTTTCTCTGTTTATAACTTTCAAGGTTACCGACTTTTTCTTTTTTGGCATCAGACTACTCCTGCGTATGAATATTCGATTTCCTTATTGAAACCGTATTTTTTATAGTGCGTCTTAGTTTTTAATTTCTCTCCAAAGCGTTCCACAGATAGGGCTGCGTAGCGCATAGCACTCAGGAGATCATCTTTTAGCGGAACCACCTTGCCATTCTTTCTATGGTAGAGCCTAAGTTCTTCCACGGTTTCTGTGCAAGATTGGAAAATTTGTAGCCTACCTGTTTCAAACCTTTGCAACAATTCGCTAATACCAGCTTCAACTGAATTATTACCACGCACTGCTCCCTCTGCTAACGGGTTGGTAAAATGCTCTGGTAACATATACACTCCCAAGTCCCTATATTGCTGTGCCAGTTGCACTCCACTGCCTTTATCGTGCTGTAACCCGTCATGTGGGAAGGCTACAGGTATTCCCGGTGTTCTGGAGTTGATTACTGCTGCGTGGGTCAGCGGTGTTTCCTTGCTCCTTCTATACTCATCGTAGATGTAGATAATATCGTCATCTGGGTCAAAAGCTACCCAACTTACAGCGGTAGGGTGGTCAAATCCGAAATCTATTGCTGCCAAGCGGGTAAAGTGGTCTGGTATCTCAAAGTCTTCGCATATTACGTCTTCTTCTGATACTGGATAGACTAAACCAGAACCAAAGACAGGTATACCCTTTGAGCGCATCTCCCGTTCCGCAGGGCTATATACAGCTAGGAGTTGTTCCTTTGTTTTCTTATCTAGGTGATTGACATCATCCCATGTTGCTGTGCAGAGAGACTGACCCGGCTTCAGGTCGTTCATAAAAGCTGTTACTACGTTGGTCATCCCCTTTTCCGGGGTAAATGTCATGTAGACAATTCCTCCCGTATCGGCTGTTCTGGTGATACACTGCGAGAAAATTTCCTGCCTAGGTTCCTCGTCCAGCCAAATGACATCTACTGCCTCTCCCATAAACTTTTCAAAACCCTGCTCGTAAGCTTTGAAACTTATATGGGAATTACCCCCCGCTTTATGTCTTACAAGAGCAGAGCTATACGCATTGGGAACACCCGGTTTACGGATTGTTTCTACAATGTTGTCTAGCGGTATCGCCCCTTTCCCCTTCTGCGTAGGGTCTTGCGGTACGCCGAAAAGTTCTCGCTGTATAATATCTCTAGTGGTATCATTACTTTCCCCTGCCACCCATACTCTAACTGGTTTTGTAAACTTACGCCCCTCCCACTTTTTTGGGTAGTTGCCCGTTAGGTGGTAGGCTGTTTCCACTGCTCCGCAATAGGTTTTCCCCACCCTGTTTGCAGCCATCAGGATTCGCTGCCTACACTCGTCACCCTCTTTGTGAAACTTCCGTTGGTACGGGTACGGTTTGTAGTAGTTGATACGGTTTGTCTCTACTCGCCGCTGTTTCTCTTTTAGTAAGTCTAAGACTTCCCGCTTGCTCAATCTGGCTTCTTCCGCTTATTTTTGATAGGAACCACGTTGTTTTGAGACATCAAATCACTGATTTGCTCGTTTAGCTCTGTGTCTGAAAGGTCTGTAACGTCCCTTACGGTAGTCTCCTGTTTCTGTATAGCGTCGTAACCAGCACGAGAGAGGATATCTCTGGCAGCGTTGAGTCTGACGTTCTCGCTCTCTGCTGAGCGCATTAGCTCCTCAAGAACATTAAGAGCCATAGTGGAAGTTTCTCCGACTCTCTGCTGTATGCGGTGTTCAATGTGGAGCCAAAGGTGTCTCTGGAGCCGCTTTGACCTGCTTTTGTTAGCATTTTCCGAATCACCTTTATACCCGGCAGCGTAGAAAGCATCTATAGGTTCCTGCTTATTGTCCACAATATTGGTTACAAAGGCTTCTTCTTTGTCGGTAAGAGTCTTGGTAAGTAGTTTAGGGTTTATATTACTTAACCACTTCATAGAGATTCCCTTCTTGATTCAAAATGTAAGGTTTCCCTTATTTAACCCTATTATACTACTAATAAACAATAATGTCAAACAATATTTTCACTCCCCCAAAAATGAACGAATAGGACAATCACTACTGGAAAAGCATCGGGGGGGTCGCGTGTGGCACAATTGTCACACTGTTGCGCGAATGAGACAAGATTGTTGCAAAGTTGTAACACGGTGTTGCAAAATTGTCACAGGTGTGTGTGTGCGTGCATACGATAACCTAAACATAGGGAATCAAAGTAATTCGCTAAGTTATCAGTTATAGAATTAATGCTATAATTTAATCTTACAGTATTCGGGCTCTAATAATTAATCGCCACTAACATGCCACTATGTTGACATTATTGCGCCATGATACTATTCTAGTATGCAGACTGTTAAATAGAACAATGTCGAAACGGAGTAATGAGACAATGCTATATAAGAAAGGTAACACGGTTCCGTTAAAAGATGGAACCAACGGTGTTAGGTTTAGCGGCTATGAAATCCTGGGTTATAAAATAGCCGGGCTCTATAGAAAGAGAGAAAGAGCCTACCGACTAAAGTATAGGCAAAGCCGCTTTAACCCAGAGAAGAAAATTGCAGAAATGCAACCTAGGTTCCAAATGGTTAGGGGCGCAACTTTTCGACAGTTCCATATTGGAAAGCGTACCCTAGCGTTGGAACTCCGGGTACCAGCTTACATGCGGCACCTACACAACTTTGCCAAACACTCACCCGCAACCAACTAACAATGGAGCCCGGAGAGCCCAATAAGCTTTCCGGGTAATTTTTGCTATGAGAAACCCAATGGGAAAAA